CCAGATCTAATGCACACCATTTTTCCACACCTGTGCAAAACCCAACAGATACACTTGTGGAAAAGTCTACCAATAAAATGCACAAAATTACACTTGCAATCACAAAAACATACATATATAATGGAAGTATAAAGATAAGAAAGGAAGGGATGAAACTACGCAATAAAAAGACAGGGGATATATGGGACTTTGATGGTGGGTTCACAATGAAGGCATCACATGATACCGCAGAGAGAGCCGGTGCTGGGAGTGGTGTTTTGACTTGCTATGCACACTCTATTGCAGAACTCAACGAGAACTGGGAAGATGCCGAGCCACTTATCAAGGACGAGAAAGTTCGCAAAGTAGTTAGAGCTTGGGCAGATACTAATAATGTAGACAAAGTAGAGTACAATACTTACTCTACAGGCGATTGCTCCTTTGTTTTTACATACGATGACGGCGAAGAACTGTTACTAGATTTTAGATACAAGATTGACAATTTAATAAGTGGCAAAAAATATACTATCGCCGAACTCTGCGGAGAGGAGGAAGAATGAGTCATTATAGGTATATACACCAATGTCAAGCTTGTAATAAAGTCTATACTAACTATAGCTATCAAATACACGCTGATTTGTACTTTTACGGTATTTGTCCTAAATGTGGAACAAAAGGTAAATTTTTACGAGTCGTTGCAAAACCAAAACTGTTTGGATTGTTAGGTTGGATAGTAAAGGAGAAAGAATCATGATGATCGACAAAGTAATCAAATGGTATGAGACAAAAGACATTGCTCTAGCCAACGAAATATGTGAAGACTTGTACGAGCTTTACTCAGAGATGTATAATAAGGGTATATTTAAAGAGGAAGAATATGACGAAACAACCGAAAAAGAAGATAGATAAGATTGACTTTAAGGAAGCATTCCAAGAGTTTGCTCGTAAAGAGATTGAGTTCATTAAAAACTCTGATCCGGAAAAGGTTTACCACAGGATTATTCCTAACTTTAAAGATAAAGATCGTGCTACGATTGACTTCTTATATAAGAAAATCGTAATCGGTGGTTCAATCTACAAGGATACGATCACACTTAACAAAATTAGAGTAACAAAAGAAGGGAGAGAGGAGGATATAGACGAAGCTATCCAGAAGATTATGGATCTAGAAAAAGAGGGGGATATGCACATTGATAATCAGCTAAAAGTAGTATAATAGTATATGTCGCTGGATGCCTGAGGGCTTGAAAATCATGTCTATGAGTCCAGCAATATGGCTAGAATAAGCCTAAAGCTTAGGAAAGCCACCATATTAAGTAAAGTGTTAGAAAGGAAAAGGACACTATGCAAACTACCAAATCAACCAAAAAATCAGACCTCAAGGAAGCCTTTGCTCTTTGGGAAAATAAAAAGGGTGACAATATTTACTATACTGGTAAGACCTCTGGTGAAGATCCAGTACGTATTGTAGCATTTCTAAATTATACTAAGAAGAACCCTAAAGAGCCGGACATCCGTGTCTACGAGCAAGTTGAAAAGGGTCAAAAGAAACCTGACCTTGCAAGCCTTTGGGCAAGTAGAAGCAAAGCTGGAAAGGAATACCTTAGTGGCACTACTAATGATAATGAAAAGCTAGTTGCTTTTATCAATGACGATACACAGGACGGTAAATACCCTGCTATCCGTGTGTACTTTAGCAATGACAATAAATAGTTGGAAAGAGTTTATAGATATACCTCTTATAAAACATAAGAAGCATATCACTCTAAATTAAAGGATATGATAAAATATAACTGAGGATTGCCACAATCCTCTAAGGTAGGTGTTTTGTCCTATTCCTTGCAAAAACCCCTCTATGTTGAGGGGTTTTATGTTATTCTAAAATTGGAAAGGAGAAAAAGCATGGGCTGTTCAGGTAAGAAAAAAGGTAAGCGTAAATAATTGTTTACAAATTAAAAAATATGCTATAATGAGCTTAAGCTAAAGCACTTTAATATCTATAAGACCTCACACTTAGAAGCAATAACTTTCCAAAAACCTATAAAGTATCTAAGTCTCTAATCTTATAACACAAACATATTTAAAGTGTACCCACTTAACTCTAACTACAATCATGGTCAAAATACACTATCATCTAGCTCGGTAGTGTATTTTTTATACTTGCAAAAAAAAATCTTTCTATATAGTTATAAGTAGGAATCTACAATTTCGCTTTTATAATAGTAACTTTAATAATTTATGTTTGATAAAAACTGGAATCTATTATGTTCAAATTGTAAGTTCCAGCGTTATTGTAAATTCTGTAATACTAAATGTAATTAAAACTTAGTACTACAATGTCTAAATCAATTGTAGCTAGTGTTAATTATATTGGTTTAAGACAAACTGTATATTGTAATGATGTAGCATAATATCAATTATAATATAGAGTCGCTACAACTACCCACCTTAACAGGTGGGTTTCTTGATGTATAATAGCACTAGAAGCCATTAAACTTTGTACCTTATGAAAGGATGGTGATCATATGTTTACTCTTTGGATTAAAACCGAGGACTTAACAGACAGCCGAGCATTATATGCTGAGATTGAAGAATTTAAAATAAACCTTACTGACTTAATTGATTACTCGCTAATTTACGGAGATTGCTCTTTAGATGACGCTCTAACAGTAATATCTCTTACCGAGAAGTACAGCCACATATTATTAATATCCTTACAGAAAGAGCAGGTCTAGTACCTGCTCATTTTTCTTTACTGCTTTGCTTATCTATTATACCTCATATTGACACTTATCTGGAAACTTTAAACGAATCTGATCGCCAACTTTGCCCATAAAGCTCTTGTCTTCAGTAGATAGATAAATCCCACCCTTATATTCTTTTTCAGTAGAGGTAATCTTAACGTCTGACATTTTAGGACATTTAATTTTGCAATAATTACCATACAAACTTCTAAACATAGGACTCTCTGTGATTGTAAGGCATTCTACAGCCTTCTCACTGTTAATTAGCATTGGGATATGTAAAGTATAGTCTAAAGTATCACAACCCATAGACTCTAACTCTTGGCACATCTCACGGAGCTGTCTGGTGTATAGAGTAATACCACCATGTTTGTCCTCAAGCTGCACAATACGCTTGTAGAGGTCACCATTATGGTAGTTGGTTGGTTTATCAACCTTCTCCATAACAAAGAAGTCATCATTAAAGAGCCAGAAGTCTTCTGAAACTTCATCATTAGAGCATACCATCCTAAGCATCATGTTAACATTCTGCCATTTATTCTCTTGGTCTTGTTTTACATATATATGTTTATCTGGTTTGAGTCCATCTGGACAACCACCATAAAACCAAACCCTACCATGAGGGAAGTTGGCTAGACTACGGAGAGAGTAGCGTAATTCTTCATTGGTAGGGCTATCTTTTACGAAATATACTATATCTTGCATACTAATAGATTAGCATAAAGAGTTCAGAGATACGAGGGTCATGTATGATAAGCTGTTCAATATTGAGGATAGTTTCACGGTACTTGAGGATAAGGTCTTGAGCAGATACAACACCAAAGTTACCTTTAGTAGTCTCAAGGGTTGTCTCATTCTCTTGACCTGTGCTGGCACTAGATCCAGTAGCACTACCTGTCTGGTTGCCTGCACTCCAAGTGGCTTCATCAGCGTAGTTAACTGAGTCAATGTTAGCAGAGCTGATATTAAGCTGGTTCTGTGGAGTCTGGGAACTAACACTCTTAGCGTTATCCGAGCTGGAAGTGCTGGAAGTGGTTGTACCACTATCTGCATTGGTCTTGTTACGAGCCAAAGTCTTATTGTAATCTACGTTATAGATTGGATTGAAGTCTTGATCAGCAGAGTAGAATAACTGGTTGTACTTAGGCATAATCTCGTTAAGTGCAGTCTCAAGTTCAAAGAGGAAGCGACCAACCGTCTCAAAACCAATCTCACGGAAACGGTAGTAACTCAAAATCTTATTATTAAGCTCAGCTCTTGTAGGTACTTTGTAAGCAGTACCATATTTACGAGTCTTGTTTGAGTCAGTTTCATACAAAGGATATTTACTCATTGCAGTCGCAATAAGTGGAGCAGTCTGCTCATTACGGAGCAGGTTATCCAATACTTCTGTATATTTAGCAGTAATAAGCATTATTCATTCTCCTCTTTAATAATATCCTCGTACTCAGGAATTTTGTCTAGATCTCTACGCTTTACAGAGATGTTAAGACCGAAGATACGATTAATCTGGTCACAAGCTTCCTGACGGCTACGGAGCAAGGTGTCTTCACAAGCTTTAACCTGCTCATTGTTAGCTTCAACTTCATTAGCGACCATACGCTCACGCTTGTCCATGTTAGCGTTGTTAACACCAATATCAGTAAAGAACTCGTTAAGGATCATATGCTTCTGCACTTGTAGGTCTTTAAATACCATTGGTGGGTTAAGGTCAAGGACAGAGATAGCATTCATATCTAGAGACTCATCAACATACATAACAGGCTCATTGTCTTTACGCTGATTAATAGCCTGCTTCAAACTCAAGCGTTGTTTATCTGTACACTTAATTACAGTTGGGGTCTTCTGTGCTTCAATGTTAACATCAATAGCACGATCAATGTTGCAGAGCTTGTAAGCGTAGTAGCGTACAACTGCAAACTCAGGAAGCATCATATCATTATTACGGATGATATAGCAGTTCTCTCCATTCATAAGCTGAGGACCGTTGTATACATAGTTAGGGGCAATCGGATCTACAGTTGTAGGGTCATTATAGCAGTTAACTCCACCATTCTGACCATAGCCAGCTACCATAAAGCCTAGAGTTGGGTCTTTGTAGAAGACACACTTACCATCTGAAAAGAGGTAACGCTCAATCCAGCGAGACTCCATATTGTTTGGTAAGCCTTCCCATTCAAACAAAGCTCTCACGATCAGCATGAGCTTGTAATAGTAGTAGCTAAAAGTAATGTTATTGCTAAACTGAGCAACACTCTTATAGCTGAGTAATTGGTAGTTATCTATATTCATTATTTTATCCTTTATACAATTCCATTACTTACGCTGTAATTCATGAAGTTGCTTGGGTTTCTCCAGTATGTAATACCATTATTATATGCATTCTTAATTTCATTCATATATTCATTAGGGATATTACCCTTAATGTATATATCTATAGTTTTAGTATACCACCAGTTCTGTCGGTGTGCATAATTAGGTTTCTTAACACGGTGAGTTGCATAACCAAACATATCAAAGAAATCGTCGGCAATACGGGCAAACTGTGTACGTATACTCATATGTTTAAACGTAACACCAGTTTTACCCCATACATAAGAAGCATTGCCAATGTTACCTCCACCTTCAGCTTGAGGTGGTTGCATACTATGCTGGTAAATCTGACCAATACGGTTAGTAATACCAGTAACACCACTAGCAATCGCCATGCCACCACCTTCTGGAGCAGTAGCAACACCAACACCAACACTTACTAAATCAGAAACAAAACCAGTAGCAATATTAATACCATTTTGGGTTAACCAGTTAGTGTAAACATCTGTAGCCCAAGCACCAACAGGTACTTTAGGATAAGATAAACCTTCATCAAAGTTTTCCTGTATACCTCTATATTGGCATGGGTATACTTTTGCATCTACGCTGACTGATCCGTAACCTATCATCTTAAACTCTGGAGTAGTATCAATAGAGCCATCAAGTGGATTTCTAAAGTCTTCATAATGGTAGTTAGCAATGCTACCGTTGTTGTTACTCATCTGAAGATAACGGAATGGGTAAGTTAGTAACTTTTTGTTACGAGGGCTATAGTTTCCAGCTAATTTATTATTAGTAGTAACAGCACAAGTGCTTTCCATTTTTGGTTGGTAGTTTTGGTAAACAGGGATATTAAAGTTCTGCCCACCAACATTGTTTACTCTAACAGTCCATCTACTCTGGAAACAGACACTAGGCACAATAAATAAAGAATTAATGTAATCACCATGACCTGCATTATTAAAGAGCAAAATCATATCATTTACTGCATTAATATTAGGCAAACCAATATAAATAAAGCCGTCTGGTATTGATGTTAATTTAACAAACTTTGGTGTAACAGGCATAATATCTGTTGCGGTGGTGAGTTGATCAATTAGTTTAGTTACAGCCATTGCATAGCATTCATGAGCCAACAAACCAAATTCTGATTGGGTGCCAAGTCCTGAGTTTACATAATCACCAAGCTCTAACTGTTCAGGCACAACGTTAGCACCAATTGAGTCATCATTAGTGTGTTCACGCTCAATGAAGCTTGGTTGAGTATCAAAGTCAAACATGAAGGTCTGGATTGGGTCTACCTTAAACTCAACATCAGTCATGCCATCATTGACATAAGTCATCTTCTCAATAAAGCAATAAAACCACTTATTAGAGTAAGCGGTGTTTTGATACATCATATAATTACAGGTACGGATTGAGTCAATATGAGCTGGACAACGGAAGGTGGAAGTATCTCTTTGGTAGCTTACATTAGTGTAAGTTTTAATAATGTTACTTGCCATATAGTTATGCTGTGCAGTCGTATTGGCAAAGTAGAGGGTGTGCTTCAAGTCATCCTCAAGAGGTGTGTCTAGTAAGTAAACTTGTGATATATTTGCCATAATTATTATCCTAATAATATCATAACATATCCACAGGGTGTGGTTAACCCTGTGGATAAATATTACTATACGGTATAAGCTACCTGTTTCCAAGCACTCCAAGTGCTACCTTGTGCTGTTCTAATATACATATTAGTATCACCATCATAGATCTTTTGAATACATGAAGTACCAGAAGATTGTACTCCAAATCTTTCAATATCTAGTCTAAATAGATTGGCAACACCACTCGGTATATTTGTGAGAGTTGCTTTTTTCGCTGATGAGGTACATACAAAACTACCATGCCTTAAGTTGTTCAAGTTGGTATTATCAGCAAACTCCATACAAGCACAACCGTTGATTAAGTCCCATGCTGTCCAAGAGTTACCATCAAAGGTTCTTTGGAAGATATGACCTTCAGTAGTTGTATATGTCTGAAGAATGTAAGGACAGTTTTGGTAACGGAAGTTGTTAAAGTTTTGAACGCTCAACTTACCAAGAGAAGCTGTATTTGGCTTGTTAGTTGCTGTATTAAAGTAACCTGTTTGATTAAGGTTATAATCGCCAGCAATTACAAAATCGTTGAGGTTAGAACCGCCACCAATATTCTGACCACCCTCAAGAGTTTTAAGGACAGTTGAATATTGCCAGTTACCTGCAACCAAGTGAGAGCCAATATTATCTCTGGAATAAGCATACCAATCGTCACAATGTTCATTGGTAATAATCTTAAATGTATCTAATTTCCAAGAATAGAAGATAAAGACATCTCGTATATCACCAACACCATCAGCCTTTAGATAGTTTGTAATATTTTCAGAATGGCGGCATTCGTGCATAGTGTAATGACCCATAGCGTGTTCGCTATTGGTATTTTCAAGATATACACCTGTTACACAACCTTCAAAACCAATATTATTAAAGTTCCAGTTGTTACAACCGTAAGTGACGTGGAAGCCGTTTGCAGCATTTCCGTAGAAACGACCATTTTCAAAGGTTATTTCGTTGATCCAACCATTATCTACCGTGCTTGCATATACACAATCTTTTGTGGATCCTGCTTGCATAACTTTGAAGTTGATAACAACATACTGAATATAGTCATATGTACTACCACTACCACCTGTTGCATACATATTCAAACAGCCACCAGTAGTAGATCTGATTACACCAAAATCTAATCTAGCATTAGCAACATTTTGAATATTGAAGGCATAGTTATTACCTGTATAGGTAATTTTAGCTTCAGAAGCTTTTAATACGTATGCTTCACTATCGTTTGCTTTATCTTTAATATCAACACTAGATTCAATTAAGTAATCACCTTTAGGCATATAGACAGTTGCATTTTTATCAAATGCAGCTTGTAAAACTGTGGTATCATCATGAGTACCATCACCATATGCACCAATCTGTTTTACATCTACTTCATCGTAGATAAGTTCAGCGACTAAATTATCTGCACCATCACCTATCTCAACAATGAACATATCATCTACAGTATCATCTACTGTGCTAGTACGAATTTTATATAACGCACTACCACCATCATTTTTACTGTGATAGCCTAAAGTTTCAGCATAACTACCATCTACAAGATTATCTGCATTTTTCATATCTGCAACAGTATCAAATGCAAATATTGCTCTGGTTTGAAGATAGTCAGCCATAATTTCTTCTAGCTTACCATCTTCAGCCATCTCATCAAGCTTGTGGTTGATTTCTTCTTGAACATCGAGGTTTTCGAAGTAATCTTCTACAAAGTCTTTAAGCTCAGTAAACTTTTCAATGTATTCTTCTACAGTTTCATTTACTTCTCTTTCAAAAGCATTCACTTCTTCAGAAGTAGCTTCAGAAAACTCGTTAAAGAGACGGATAAGTTGGTTAACCTTATCATACATACGAGCAGTTTGCTGAAGGACCGTGCCAGACTCTACATCGTAGAATGCTGGTTGTAGACCCGTTTCAGCCCACGGTGGAAGAAACGGTGCAAAGATTTTATTCATAAAATCATCCTTTAATTAAGGTGGTGGTTTTACCCACCACCTTAGTTTAAGTTAACTTAAGCAACTGTAATTACAATGTTGCCTTCAACCTTGCTGATCTTTACAACACCAGTATCGGAGTCATAAGCACCAGCATCAGTTACACCACCAACGGTGACGGTGACGGTATCACCTGCTTCAACACCCTTAAGGGTAGTCTTGTAGGTAGTACCTTCAAGTACAGTCTTACGCTTGTTAGTGCTGGTAACACCAGTCTTAAGCGTATAGGTTACGGTGTACTCATCAGCAATATCACCATCAGAGTTCATGTCTTCGGAGACAATGAAGGCTACAGAGTTAACGAGGGGACTATAGCCAATGGTCTGCCAGACATGGAGAATATGGTTACGGTAGAGACCGAGACCATTTTCAAACTCACGGAAGGTAAAGAGGTCATCATAAACTTGGAAGAAGTTGCTATCAACCAAAGCGGCAATCATACCTTCAATTGGGAAGGCATCAACAATCTGCTTAACCTCAGTATTGAAGCGAAGAAGATCACGACCAAATGCGTAAGCGAGGACATCAACATCACAGGCAACATCAGTAGCGTTGTCAATGAGAAGGACCTGCTCATCACGGTTGGAGAAGGTGATGATTGGCTTAATATCTTCACTCTGGACATCAAGATAGCCGTTCCAGTTACTGTTAGGGAAGGTCATACCACCAGAGACAGTCTTAACAGCCTTGATGAAGGCTTTAGCATTTGCTTCACTCTTCTGAGGGTCAGCAACAGCGACAGCTTTCATAGAACCAGATTCGTAAGCTTCAGCAAGAAGTTCACGCATGATGACATACTCATCAAGCTCTGCTGAGTTACGGATAGCAGTAAAGAGGTTCTGGAGATATTCAGAAACACCTTCGTAGCTCTTAAATGCCTTAGCGAGAGCTTCTGGGCTATCGGTGAGGACATAGCTATCCTGACGGTTCATGCGGTGGAAGACAACCTTAGTATCAGGGAGTTTGCGAGTCAAGAGACCTGCACCAGTCTGATCATAGGTCTGAGCCTTGATGAAGTTGTTGTAAACTTCCTCAACGGTATCACCAAAGGTCTTCTTACCTTTTTTAAATTTGCCGAGAGGGTTGCTCCAGCTTTTCTTGATAAGCATTGGAGCGTAAATCATGTTAGCGAGCGTATTGATAAACTCGTTGTAAACTACTGCGTTGTTGAGATCGGTGATAGCTTCACCAACTTCAGCAATATTGGTGCGAGTAGCTTCTGGGACACGGTCTTGATAAGCTTGGGAAGCATTATCACGGATGGTGTTCAACAGTTCAATTGCATCCATTGTGGATTATTCCTTTATAATTTAATATTTTTTAATAGATTGTCAAAAGACCTACGAGGTTGAGACTCATCCTGTTTCAGACCAGTCTGTTCTTCAGTCTGTTGCTGTGGAGTTTTCTGCGAGCCAATTTGAGTAAATAACTTCATATTTGCTTGCCTGATACTCTCCATCTCTATTGTATCAGCTTCATGCTGTTCCTTCAAACTAGCATTAGCATCATACAATTCAGAAACTGGGTTGACTAACTCAGCTAGTCCAGCCCTCATTTCTTCAGCCGACTCCAAAGAGCCTAACGCTTTAATTTTTTCTTCAAAGGTTTCTTTGTCCATTTGTCTTGCCTTTTTCTTCTATTAAATAGTACGAAATTGTACTTATCTTTATTATACCCCATTTCTGGTGTTGGAGTAGGGGTAGGAGTTGGTGAACTTGTCCACTTTGTGTTTCTAAATATACCTAAGAAACTAGATAGATTTTGTTTAACAATATTAGATGGAGTACCAGAGCTAATACCTTGTCCCTGATTTTGCCCAACACAAGGAAGTCTCCATGCCCCACGTTCATAAACACGCTGGGAGTAATCTGCATCTGCTAAACAGATATGACCATGATTAGACCAACTAGATTTATTAAATACCAAAATATCTCCACGCTTAATATTTTGTACCCCCTCCACAGCTATGAAGGGGGGTTGAGCGTTGATGTTTTTAGATATGGTCCAACACATATATGCTGATCCATTACCAGATGGTCTAGTTACAAGATACCTACCGTACTGATACCAGAGCAATGCCAGACTATCCCAGCATTGATTACCTGCTGAGAAGTCCACATTTATCCCATGAGTAAGACAATAATTACGGTAGTTATCGTAAGTGTTATACTGACTACTTAAGAGATGTACATAACCATTAGTTTGTAGAGCCATTATCCTTTAAAACCGTATTCTTGTAATTTTTTATAAGTGGCAGGACCAGTCATACCGTCTGGGTAAAGACCAGTTCTACGCTGAAACTCTTTCATTACTTTATCAGATAGTATATTTCCATAAATAGGACCAAGTGCTGACTTCGGAGTATAAGCAGGGAAGTTTGTTCTCATAAACAATGCAAGCCTTGCTACACGCTCATCCTTATCGTACTTAGCCCAGTATCCTTTAGCTGGTAAGAAACTTTGCCCAGAAGACTGTTGTACAACTCGTACACCATCCATCATTTCATCCCAGCCATAGACTCCAGACATACAGTTATATTTTTTACCATCTGACCACCAAGTACCCTTATCACAAACTACAACATGACCATTAGGGCTTGAGGTTGCCACATATACTGGTACAGCAATATTATTTGGTGGCATCCCATCATGATAAGTTCCGTTCTTTTTACCTGCCTGCATAGCACTCTTTGCACTTGCATAATGACCTGTATAAATACGGTAACCCAATCGGCAGTTTTTAAGACACCATCCTGTTTCTTTTCCCATCTCTGCTGGGTAGAATTGTTTTACTTGTTCATAAGCCATTGTTTTGTCCTTTCTTTATTAGCCTATTTTCTCGTAATGGGAAGTTTCAATTAGATATACATATTTATCGTACTGGTCGTATGGATCATAAGTATGGTAATCAACTGTTAAATCAGGGGTAACATCTGCATTAGTAATAGTTACTGCAACTGATCCGGTAGCAAACCTTAGAGACATAATCATATTAAGGACATTGGTAATAGTTGCATCCTCAATAGTTATAACCTCTGGTTCATCTAGTACATAATAAACAGTATCACCAACAGTAAGAGATCCAGATGTACTAATATAATCGGTAGTAATAGTTTCGCCGTCATAGCTAAGGATTTTACCAATAGCCTTATGTATCTTCCAAACATCCCCATCATTATAAATATAGTCCTTCTGGCTGTTAACTTCTGCTAACTCAATATCCCCTAGATTTAAAGTGTAATCAGTACCACCAATGCTGATAGTGCTTATACCTGTCATAGTATAAATAGTAGCAGGTGGAGTATCCTGTTCACAAACACCATTAATGGTGAAGGTATCTATACTACCTTCATCACCAGAGATGGTCAAAGTAAATGAGTCGCCAGTAGCAACCAAAGTGGTATAACTCTTTGGTACAAAGTAAAATACACCAGCTTCACCAGTCGCTGGAAGCGAGTCTACAACAGTAGGCATAGAGAGAGCATTTGCTGAACTACCCTGTATACCCTGAGGAATACCAAAATCAAATACAGCGTTTGTAGTAGTACCAACATTATTAACATATGCATTTGATCCAGCAGGTAAAGTAGTAACTGAACCAACTGATACTGATGCACTTTCTCCATTAACACCAGCAGGACCTTGTTCACCTTGTTCACCTTGTGGACCAGTTTCACCCTGTGGACCAGCTGGACCTGTTTCACCTTGTGGACCTTGAGGTCCTTCAGGACCTTGAGGACCAGCAGGACCTTCTGGACCTTGAGGACCAACCAAAACATCAGAAGCATTGTCTACACTATGGATACCAAGCTCAATAATAATATCATTATCCATTGAAAACACTCTCCTCTACAATTAGATAACCAGATAGTGGTGTAGAAACTACATCACCAATCGTAAAGCGTAAATCATAAATGTACTGGTCGGGTTCAAGTTCATCAGACTCGGTAGCACTAAAATCAATACGGTACTTACCAGTAGCGACCTTTTCAATACCATGTCCTAGAGACTTCTCAATGACATAATCTACATCACTATAGCTAGTCTTAACACCAAACACAAAAGTATCTAGATCTACAGATAGATTTTTGAACGTAACTGTAAAACAGAAGGTGTCACCCTTCTTCACACTAAACACTCTTAGCATTGCCTTTACTCTCCTTCTTTAATGCTTTTAGAGCATCTTTAATAATCTTTGGCATAGGTACACCAGCTTGAGCTAGGTTTTCCGTGATGGATAGACCCTCATTAGCTACAAAATAATAAATAACCAAAGTCCTGATAGCACCTGACTCACCAGTTACCCTGTCAATTAGTACAGCAAGCATAACCACTAAAAGAATAGCGACCTTCTTTAAAAGACCTCTAACTCCAATCTGGCTAGAGAGAGTTTTAGTTACGAAAGCCTTAATCATCCCAGATATATAATCTATAACTATAGCAATCAGTAAGCATTGGATTGCAACATCAAACCCACCAAGAAGATAGACACTTGCAGTTGCTATTCCAGCGATAATGCTTAAATACATTTCTTTCATAATTTCAGTATAACACAAAATTAAGCCCTATCGCATTGGGCTTAATTTTGATGTATCTAGTGGGGGAAGGGCTTTTATACTAGACTGCATTCTAGGACAGAATACACTTTCAGTATATTATTTACGGATAGAGAAGTCAATAACTTGTTTAAAGTCTGTACCACAGAGATCGGAAGCATAAAAGATATTACTCTCACGGAAGGTCTTAAAGATGTCATTGAGTTTAGGGTTAGGGAAGTCAGTATCATAAATGTTTCTCTGCCAGTAAGGTGATGGCTTCACTTGGTCAGAGAAGACAATAGTATGATCGTCAATCGTACCGTTGTAAGGCTTAATAAACCAGACATATAGACCTTCCTCTCTGTCGTACAGATAAGAGCAAGCAAACTTAAAGTCTTGGTAACTAAACATAAAGACAAACTTACTCTCATAATCATTAAAGGACTTTGGAAGGTGTGGCTGTGGATCAGACTGCCAAGAGCCTTTGTTAAGCATATCTTTGTGTCTACCAATAGCAAAGGATGACTTACCAGATGATTTACAATACTCAATAGCTAGTTTAATCTTAATCTCTTTACCATTTTCGTCCTCAGTTCCAGTTGGTACATCTACGGTAGCAATTGTACCTTGCTTCTGGTTAGAGATAATCTTATGAAGACCCCATTCATTGATGTATGGGCATACCCTAGAGATAGTGTTACCTACAAGCCAGAGCTTAGTAGTACCACGCTTACGGTCTACGGTGTTCCAGAAGTTAATGAGCTTATCTGGTTCTTTAGAGCCACCAATGTACTCTCCACGAGCCA